AAAGAACAAATACTTTCAATACAAAAAGATATTGAAAAATTAAGAAATGGTAATCACTAATGGTAGAAATTGTTATAGCATTAATTATGCACCTTAATGGAGATATAGTTGAGCATACTTATAAAGAAAAGATGTCTGCTTGTTTAAAATCTAAACGCATAGCACAGAGAGAAGTTAATCCTCAGTCTGTAAGGTTCTCTTGTAATAAAATAAAAGCAGAAACAGAGATATATATGGGTGCTAAAAAAATATTAAAAATAGTTTCAATGTCTAAGTAATGTATTCTATTGTTTGGTTACGCAATGATCGTTGGCAGATATTTACAAACGAGATATGGCAAACAGAAAAAGAAGCTCTAGAGTATGCTAAGCGAGATAACTTTAAGAAAAAAGATCAATGGAAAGTTGTCTTATATGATAGAAAATATTATATATAATCATGGCTATTGATAAATCAAAAATGAAATGCAACTCACCTAAACGACAAGTTCAGGGTGGTAAGAAGTTTGTAGTCAAAGCGTGTCAAGGTTCTACACAAAAAATTATTAGATATGGGGATGCCAATATGAAGATAAGAAAGTCTAACCCCAAAGCTCGTAAATCTTTCAGAGCCAGACATAAATGTGATACCAAGAAGAGTATCTTATCTGCTGGTTACTGGTCATGTAAAAAATGGTAGCAAAAAAAACTTGGGTTAAATCTAAAAAACAACTTACTATTAAATGCGGCACTTGTTTAATGTGCGATAGAGTTCTTATGTCTGACGATGGCGGTTGGATTATTAATGCTAACAAAGATTACTTTTGTGAAAACCATAGAAGTAATGAGCATAGCTGCTTTGATGAATATTTAAAACAATATAATGAGTGGCAAAGACTACACCCCTAACTGATCTTTTAATTCTATAAATTCTTTATGAATAGTTTTACCATTAGACCAAAACCTTAATCCATTAGCTTTCATTCTTCTGTGGTGTATTACAGTTGAGTGATCTATCTTAAACATTCTACCTAACTGAGATAAAGATATAGAATATTTTTCAATCATTAAATTAATAATAATACTTCTTACTCTTACTAAAAATTCAAACCTTCTATCTCCTAAAACTTCTTCTTTGTTTACTTCGTATCTAATACAAACTTTATTAACTACAGCATCAAAGGATGCAGGGTATATTTTTTTTATTTTAACTAACTTTTCAAGTTTTGCACCTTCAGTTTTTTCTTCAAATTTTTCTTGCCTGACTTTTAATTTAAACAACTGATGGTCTACTTTATTTCTATTATGTTGCAGTGCCATACGATAACCATTTTTAAATCCAGTTTTGTACAACATGAGTTCTTTCAATGTTAGTTCCCTATACATTGGTGCTTTCATGGCTGTTTTAAATTGTGTAAGTGTTTTCATTTGCGGTAGCATCCCCTCTAGTTGTTTGCACAACTTATTGTTGTTTTTAACTTATGTAATTAATGCCTATCTATCTGACATTAATTGTTCTCTGCACTCAGACACTTTCAAATATAAGCTGTAACTTTCAGCTTTTAATTTGTTTGCCTTTTGAATTGTCTCAACATACAACTTACTTTTCTTTTGTTGTTTGTCCATCAACTCTTGCAGACGAACTCTTGTTTTTTCCATCATGCTCCTTCACTGTTGTGTGTGTCCATTTAATCTCACTGACCACTACTTCTACAAACTCTCCTTTATTGGATGGGTCTGCAGCATTCTCAACGGAATCAAATTTTTCTATGTATTTAAAATTTGCATCTCCGTACTTAGTTCTTACAATACTTTTAGCCGTTTTGTCAACCATTGTAATCTCTTTCTAATATAAATTCTAGATTTTGTATGGCTTTTAATATATCCTCTTTGCCATTTTTATCAGCGTGTCTTGATACATATTTAATTACGCATCCTTCTGGAAATTCTAATCTGTTTGCTACAATGTATTCAATGGGTTGGATAGCCATGTCTTGATAATGTGAGCCGCCTATTTGTTTTTCTAATTTTTTTTTATTCATATAGTTAGGGGATGTGGCGAAGCAAAACAACTAAGTAGAAAGTCAAGGGTGATGACTAAAACAACTTCGCCACATTTATCAATGTAATTTAATACCTTGATGGTCGATTATTACCATAAGCAGGTCTTTTCGCAAAGGTTTTTTGGGGAGCAAAAGCTGGTTTTCCACCACCTCCTGCACTACTTTGCGATGATCCATCGTTAGGTGTTAGTACAACATTGATGCCACCAGTAGGTGTTCCATCTTCTGCTGTATCATCAAAAGCACATTGGTTATACCAAGTACCATTGATTGATGCTCCAATCCTCCAAGTCTTACCAGCTGGAGATTTAGGGTTAATTGGTGCTACCCAACTAGGTCTATTGTCTCCTTCTTGTTTGTCTTGATTGGGTATAAGTTTTATATATATCTTATCCATTATATTTTCTCCTGTTTGTTTATGTTTAGTTTCTTCGTTCTATAAATATTATCTAAATCTTTATAGACGCTAGGAAACTTTTTGATTGATAGATCAAACTGTTCTTTGTATTTAACAAAACGAAGGTTATGTAACCTTGTCATGTGGGGAGCTTTTTTAATCTCCTCTTTGATTTGATCTACTGGTACACTTCCTTGTTTAGAAGTGTCTTTAGTTACTTTGGTCGAGGGAATGTTTAACGCATCATATTCTTCTTTCGAAGTAATGTCGCTATCCATAACACCAAAGAAACTTAAAGCTCTTGATATTGCAAAGCTCTCTGCCATAGGCAAAGCACCTTGAAGAAAAGTTCCATTTTTCTTTTTAAATTGTTTGTAATGACCTGATGATAGTATGCGTTCAGGATCATAGGCAAGTATAGTAGCTTTACAAATATAATACTCGTCATACTCCATGACACTTGTATTAATACCTACATCTCCACCGAATACTTGTCTGAAGTATTTTATCTTTGACCACAACGATACTGTTGTTTGTCCTTTTTCGTTTTTGTATGTGCCATCTTGTTTGCACAGTTCATTTATCTTTTTTATTTTATCAATCATATTAACCCCATAGTTGTTTAGTTATTGCTTGTTGTTCTTCTGTTAAATCCTTGTAGTAATAAGGATGATTTGTATCAGGTGGCTCTACATATTTTGCCATCTCTTCTGCTTTACCCTCTGATATTAATAGAAGTCTTTGTATAGTCTTAGCTTTGNTGACCATCTTTTCATAAACATATTCTAAATAATCTAATTGTAATTTTTCGTGTGTGTCATCAAAGATCACATAGCCATTGTCATTGACATAAAATAAATAAGGTTTCTTTTTAGTTGCACAATAATAAAACGCTACTTGCGATATGTGATTGTCGTCAGGATGTTCAGGTAATTTTTGTGTAGAAATACTGTAACCCTTTTTGCCTGTCCGAACATAAGGCGGTTTGCTTTTCATCTCTGCTAGTTTGTCCATAGATTCATAATCAATACGACCTAGTATATCTATAAATAAATCTTTAGGATTGTGGCTGACATATCTTTCTGATTGTAATGGTTGTGTTCCAAATATTTCTTTTACTGCTTTCAATGTTTGATCGATACATGGTTTAGCAAAGTCAACCATAGCTTCTCTTGACCACTTATCTTTTTCGTCTCTAATTTCTTGATTAGTTATTTTATCTAACTCATCTCCAAATATATCTTGTTTGTCTCTATTTTTAATTTCTATTTTTTTATCTCCAACAAATAAATACTTGGCTAACATTCGTTGAGCTGTGTTGTTGGTTAGATTACCAAAGTGCATTTTATAATTAGCAATAGATTTTCTTCTCATCTGTTGCGTACAGCACAAATAATTAATCATCCATTTGGGTATAGGTAAATTTAGTTGTGATGGACTAAAATGATCTGATCCATCTCCGCCAGACAATAGCTTAATAATCTTTGTAAATTCCTGATCTTTAGTTTTCATAGTTGTTTGTAGTGTTTATATACATAGTTTTCCACTATGTCTATAACTATTATTGTGTTGATTTTGTTGATAACTATGACATATTGGTAAATAAACACAAATCAATTAAAGGAAACAACAATGAAACTTAAAGAGTGGATGAAGAAAAACAAATTAAGTTGCAGTCAAACTGCACAAAAATTTGGTATCATAAATTTTAACCCTGCTGTAAATATTTGGCGGTATTCTAATGGACAGCGCATACCCAGAAAAAATGAGATGATAAAAATATATCTTGGTACAGACAAACAAGTGCAACCGAATGATTTTTATGATCTCTAAATATAACCATGTTAAAATTACTTGGTATGATATTTGCACATCCGATGCAGCATGGACAGATGAAGATGATATACTAAAACATGATGTAGCAACTTGTACTGACACAGGTTACATTTATAAAAAAACTAAATCAAAGCTATGGCTCTTTACTTCATACTCTGAAGATGAAGATGGTTTATCTGTTGGTGGTGTTACTTGTTTTCCTATGGGATGTATAAAAAAAATTCAAATACTAAAAAATTAAATGGCTAGATGGACATACGCTTTCAGTAATGGAAGCTACAACGATTGGCACAGACAATACGAGGGTATTGCTATGATTGATGTTGATAGCATTGAGGTTTGTCCTACTTGCTATGAACCTCTTGCTTTACTTGAGACTTGTTATGACAAAGGACAGAAATACAAAGCTACAACCCTTGTAAAGACCCTCTCAGATCGCCTTAGAGTGCCTAGTTTTTTAGTTTTCTATAAGAAGGTGGGTCAGGATAGCTTAAGTTTTAGAATTAAGCGTCTCCATGTACCTAATGCTGATTATGAGTTTATGAATGAAGATGAATGGGTGCGTGAGTTGTATGCAATTACAGCTTGAACATAAAAAGGTTTGCGGTGTTTAAAAAGAAATATGATCCACACATCAGGGTTAAGTTTAGTCTCTTTGATGATCCAAGTTACAAGTCTATACCTAATACGCACAAAGCACATTGTCTAAGTGTGTTTGTTTCTTTACTAAAGTTTGTTAATACTAAGACACTCCAATGTTACCCTCGCAAAGCCACTATATCTAGTATGACAGGTCTATCTTATGCTACTATATACAGAGCTACTATATGGCTAATTAGAGTTGGAATATTGTCTAAAAAAAGGCTGCCGTCTACATTGTTATATACAATAAACCCTAATTATATTGTGGGTTATAGAGAGAGTGATCCTGTAGACCGAGTGAGTGATCACACAGACCGATCAGAGTTGTCTGTTAGCTCACTATTAATAGAACGTAACAGTAATCTAACTACCATTAATAAACTTATAAAAGAAGTTGTAGATAATGGAGGTGATCAGTCTAAAGTAATTATGAAACTAGCTACTCTACCTGCCAATACTTTAAAACAAGCCATTATAGATAAGGACAATCCTTACTACTGTTCTTTAGCGATTAAGGAACAATCTAGGAATGTGGGTAAGCTCGTGGATATACCTAAAGGTAAGGAATTACTAGAGAAGATACGAAAGAAAACAAACTTTGCTTATCAAAGAGCGGTCCATAAAAACAGGAGGGATATTGACAGGACGAACAAGTCAAAAGATTTATTGCGAAGCGATAGCAAAAACAAGCGGTAAGCGGTGTCGTGCTAAAGGTTACTACACACCCACTAACAATCGTTTCCTTTGCCGATTCCACCGAGGTGCAAAATCTTGGGATAGCAAGACAAGAAAATACAAAGGACTTTTTAAAAATAATAAGGTAGAACTACAGAAGAAAATAAACATACTAAAAAACTTAGTTAATTTTAGAAACAAAACAGATGAGCAAATCAAAGAGTATATCCTCCAAGAAGAGCAACGAGCTAATACTTACAGATACAGAACAAAATACTATACTCGCCACTATCTACGATGGAGGTCTCGCAATAGAAGTAGCAAAAGACTTAAAGATCAACTTGATGACTTTTTACAAGTACTTAGAAACAAATCCAAAATTTAAAGCTGAGTTTAACAAGGCTCAAGAAATAGGTGTTAAATCTTTGGTAGAAAAAATGTTACAAATATTTAATAGTGAGAATATGGACTTGTCTCCAAATGAACTCTTGTTTCTTCGTGAACGTAAAGATTTCTTAAAATTTCTAGCTCCAAGATTAAGCTCAATATTCCA